AATCGCTTCTAACCTCCGCATCTTCCGGCGCTGGTTACGCGAGTAGGTTCCGCTAATGGATGGTCTCGCAAAGAAATATATCGCCCGTTACGAAAAGGCTAAAGCCTTTCGTGAGAACTGGGTTCCATTGTTTGAGGAGTGCTATGAGTATGCGTTGCCTCAGCGTGAATCCTTCTATGCCGAGACTGCCGCTCAGCGCAGGGACGATAAAATCTTTGACGAGACCGCAGTTGTCGGCGTTCAAGAGTTTGCCAGCCGACTGCAAAACGGCATCGTCCCAAACTTTGCGCGTTGGGCCGATCTTGTTGCTGGTAGTGAGGTTCCGCCAGAAGAGCGTGACTCAATTGACAATGACCTTGATGAAGTGACCGAGTATGTCTTTGACATAATCCAGAACTCTAACTTTGGTCAGGAGGTGCATGAGTCATTCATGGACCTTGCTGTAGGCACTGGTGTGCTTGCAGTCGAAGAGGGTGACGCACTACAACCCATTGTGTTCTCAGCCATTCCGCTACCACATGTTGTGTTGGACACTGGTCCTGATGATCGCATCGACCATGTGTTCCGTGTGCGCCGCAAGGTTTCTTACGATCACCTTGAACTCATGTATCCCAAAGGCAAGTTTGACCCGCGCATCATGCAGCAGGTCGGCAGTGACCGAACCACTGATGTGCTTGAGTTGGTCTGTCGTGACTACACTCGCCGCAATGAAGAGGCTTACCTTTTCTTTGCTATCTGCCTTACTACTGAGACGGTGATGTATCAAAAGGAAATGCGCGGCGTTGGCTCTAATCCTTATATCTGTTTCCGTTGGACAAAGTGCGCTGGTGAGGTCTATGGGCGCGGCCCGTTGATTAACGCGCTGTCCGCAATCAAGACAACCAACCTTACTATTGAGTTGATCCTTGAGAATGCGCAGATGGCTATCTCCGGCATTTATCAGATGGATGATGATGGCGTTATCAATCCAGATACAATCCAACTAGTCCCGGGGTCTATCATCCCAAAAGCTATGGGCAGTTCTGGATTGCAGCCCATTCAGTCCGCGGGTCGGTTTGATGTGGCTCAGCTTGTCTTGGGCGACATGCGTTTGAATATCAAGCGGGCGCTTTACAATGATATGCTGGGCGACCCAGACAAGACACCAGCTACTGCCACCGAGGTTGCTGAGCGCATGGCCGATCTATCGCGCCGCATGGGTTCTGCCTTTGGTCGCTTGCAGTCTGAGTTGGTCCAGCCAGTCTTGCAGCGAGTTATCTATATTCTGAAGAAGCAGGGCCGCATTGACGTGCCTACAGTTAATGGGCGTGAGGTCAAAATCCGTGCAACCTCCCCGCTTTCTCAGGCTCAATCCAATCAGGACATTTCAACCGTTGCTCGCTTCTTAGAGTTGGTTGGCGGAACCTTTGGCCCAGAGATGTTGCAGATGCTAATCAACGGCGAGGAAGCCGCTATTTACCTTGCCAAGAAGTTTGGAGTTCCGGATCGCTTGATCCGTGATGAAGAACAGCGTAAGCAAATAGCTGCAATGGCGCAGCAAATGGCGCAGCAACAGCAAGGGATGCCAGTTGAAGGACAAGGTTAATATCGGAGTTGATGGCTATCAGCGCAGGTCAGACATTGACCTGCAAATAAGCCAGAACATTGCGCAAATCTTTTCTACCCCCACTGGTGCGCAGGTTCTCAAATACTTGCGCTCAATCACCATAGAAATGGTGAATGGACCGAATGTTACCACAGAGGAATTGCGTCACCTTGAGGGCCAGCGATATGTCGTTGGTCTGCTTGAGCAGCGCATATCTCACGCACACAGGAGCAAGAAATGAGCGAGTCACTTATTGGAGGCGCGGAGCTTGAAGCAGCGCCAGTAGAAGCCACCGAGCCACAGGTAGAGGCGCCTCTTGCGCAAGAGGAAACCACGTCTAGTGACCGACCAGAGTGGCTACCCGAAAAGTACAAGTCCCCAGAGGACTTGGCGAATGCCTACAAGCAACTTGAGTCTAAGCTTGGGACCAAGGAAGAGGACTTACGCAATTCTATTTTAAAAGAGTTGCAGGCAGACGCATATAAAGATCGCCCTGAGTCGGCTGGTGCATACGAGTTGCCAGAGATGATTGACGGCGAAGAGGCTGTTAGCAATGAGTTGCTACAGTGGTGGTCGGAACATGCGTTCGAGAACGGCTACAGCCAAGAAGAATTTCAGAAGGGCATTGAGATGTATGCCTCTTCTGCAATGGGTGAGCAGGTTGATCCTGCTGCTGAATTGTTAAAGCTTGGCGACTCTGCAAATGACCGCATCCAATCGGCCTCTATGTTTGCCAACAAGTTCTTTCCTGCGGAAACAATGCCAGCGATTGAGCGCATGTGCGAAACGGCTGATGGCATCATGGCGCTTGAGCATATCATAGAAGCTATGAAGGATGGTTCATTCTCAGGCGAGACTGCCCCAGCGGTAAAAATGACTGAATCTTCTTTGCGTGAGATGATGCAGGATGATCGTTATCACCACCCAGCAAAGCGTGACCGAGACTTTATAAAGCAGGTCGAGGATGGTTTTAAGGCCCTCTATGGCTAAGCCCATTCTGGAACACGACGGCCTTGCGCTTCACAAGATGGAGCGCGAGGACATAGTCCCATTCATCGCAAACATTAGCGACCAGAACCTCAGAGAATTTTTAGTTCTCTATGACCTTGATCCCTTCGAAACTTTGCAGGAAGTAGTTCAGCAACAGATGTCACATGTTATTAGGATGGATGGGCAGATAGTTGCGATCTGCGGCGTTGACCAAGGGTATATGTGGTCAATGTTCACCAAGGATATTCGCAAGCACTGGCGCAAGTTTGTTAAGGCGTCGCCCCGCCTTGTTGATTTCTATCATAACTTCTACAGTGAATTGTTCTGCGAAGTCTGGATTGAGAATACTTTTGTCCTGAATTGGCTGGTTCACTTAGGCTTTGAGCCTCTTGATCCTGAGCGCGAAAGTCAGACCATTAAATTTGTGCGTTGCAATTTTAAGCATAATGATATTGATTCCAAAGAATCACGGCCCGTGATGCACTGAAAGGCCCGAAAGGATACCCTTGTTGACGTGAAGTAACGGATACCCGACCAACCGAAACTTCTCTGAGGATAACTCAAATGGCTAATACAATTGACCAAGCCTTTATCAAGCAGTTCGAAACCGAAGTGCATATGGCTTACCAGCGCATGGGTTCCAAGCTGCGCAACACTGTACGTTCCACAAATGTTAGCGGCTCCGTAGCCCGCTTCCAGAAGATTGGCACAGGTACTGCCTCCACCAAAGCGCGTAACGGTAACGTAACGCCTATGGATTTGGCGCACACTAATGTCGAAGCAACGATGTCTGATTACTACGCAGCTGAGTACATCGACAAGCTGGACGAACTGAAGACCAACATCAACGAGCGTCAAGCTGTTGCGACTTCCGCGGCTGCTGCACTCGGTCGTAAGACTGATGAACTTCTCGTTACAGCGATGGATGCTGGTGCAAACGCAACCCAGATCAACGTAGTCACTGAGGCCGTTTCCAAGGCAGACCTTCTGGTTCTGTTTGAAACATTTGGCACCGCAGACCTTCCAGAAGATGGTCAGCGTTATCTCGCTATGTCTCCTGCTGGTTTTGCAGACTTGTTTTCAATCAACGAGTTTGCATCGTCTGACTATGTTGGTCCGCAGAACCTGCCATTCGCAGGCGGCATGACAATGAAAGAATTCTTGGGCTTCAAGATTTTCTCAACGTCTGCTGTATCTGGCGGCAAGAACTTTGCTTACCACACAACTGCGGTTGGCATGGGCGTGAACTCTGACGTTCAGACAGAGATCAACTATGTGCCTGAGAAGGTAGCACACCTTGCGACGTCGATGATGTCGATGGGTGCTGTTGCGATTGATTCGAACGGTATCTACGAAGTCCTCGACAACAACTAAGTAAAGGCGGGGGGCTTCGGCCCCCCGAACCTCTATGCCAGATATAGCAAACACTGCGATCAAAGTATGTTCCCGCGCATCTATTCTGATGGGCGGTTCTCCTATTTCTTCTTTTACAGATGGTACGGTAGAGTCAGATGTTTGCGATGCAATGTATGAAGATATTGCTAGGGCATCTCTAACAAATACTCGCTGGGGCTTCGCAACAAACCAAGCTGTCCTTAACCGGATTGCCACACCACCGACCGCTCGCTTCGATGCTGCTTACCAGCTTCCGTCTAATACGCTTACCGTTTCTGCTGTCACAGTAAACGATAGCCCGATTGTCTTTGACACTTACGGTGACAAAATCTTCTGCGATACTGCGACAACTGAAGAGGTGGTCGCTGATTATATCTTCCGTGCGCTGGAGGCCGAATGGCCCTCTTACTTCACGCTTGCAGTAGAATACTCAATGGCTGCTGTTCTTGCACTTTCAGTCGCGCGGGATGGTTCGCTTGCGCAGATGATAGAGCAGAAAGCCAACCTTCAGATGATGCAGGCGCGTCGGTACGATTCCCAGCGCCAAACCACACAACGCCTCAATACTTCTAGGTTCATTGCGCAGAGACGTAGCTAATGCAGAAAGTCCGTGTCCCAGTCGGTAACTTCCAGTTTGGTGAGGTTAGTGATTCCCTGTTGATGCGGACTGACAGTCCCATCTATTCATCTTCTGCGCAAAGCTTGCAGAATATGATTGTTATGTCAGAGGGCAGCGTTAAGAAGCGATACGGCCTAAAGCATATTTCTAAGTATGCTAACATTGCATATGACGCAAACAATCCAGAGCAATCCCACTTGGCATCCTTTGAGTTTTCGGACGACGAGCAGTATGTCATTTCAATTGAGCATCAAAGTCTAAGAGCCTTCTGGCTTAATCCCGATGGGGATGTAACGCTTGTCAGCACAATCACTCTTGATACAAACAGCGATCCCCTACCGTTCGATCAGCAATATTTGCTTCAATACACAACGGCGCAGTATGGCGACGTTATGTTTATCTGCCATCCTTTGTTCATGCCTCGAATGCTTATAAGGACTGGTCTCTTTAGCTTTGAGATCACGCCTTATACATTTGATGAGAGATATGATGGAGAAGCTACCTATCAGCCTTACACATCATTTCAACCGCATAACACGACGCTAGACCCTAGCGCGACAAGCGGAACTGGAATCACACTCACAACTAACGAGCCTTACTTTACTGCGGAACATATTGGCGTTCGTCTTAGGTACGACCTATCTGAGATACTGATAACAAGTGTTACATCAGACACTGTCGCTACTGGCGATGTGATTAAGACGCTTGAGAATAGACTGACAATTCTAAACCCGTTTAGGTCAAAGAGTGGCTCGGCTACTATTGAGGTAACTCAATTTAACCACGGCTTTGCTGGCGGGGAGACTATTACTGTTTCTGGAGCCGTTCCGTTTGCTGGTATTACTTCGGCCAACCTAAACAAAACGACTACGGTTACTGGCGTTATTGACGAGAATGTTTGGACTTATACCGCAGCTACTGCAAATAGTAGTGAGGACGGCGGTGGGTATGTAACTATATCTAGCCATGCGCCAACTTATAACTGGAGCGAGCAGGCATTTTCAGCGGTGCGGGGCTACCCTGCTGCGGTTGTATTCCATGAAAATCGTCTTTGCTTTGGAGGTACGATTGCTCAGCCAGACGCTATCTGGATGTCGCAGATTGGTAGCTTCTTCAATTTCAATGTTGGTTCCGGTAATGACAATGAAGCAATCAATATCATCGCGGCAACGGGCAAGATTAACGAAGTGCGGTATATGGTTTCGAATAGAGACTTACAGATATTTGGCGCCGCTGGGGAACTCTATGTCCCAACCTACTTGAACCAAGCTATCACCCCAACGAATGCGCAGATCAGATTGCAGACCCCATTCGGCACAGAGTTTGTTCATCCAATGTCGATTGATGGTGCTACTATCTTTGTGCAAAATGCTGGTGGTGTGGTGAGGGAGTTTCTCTACACCGATACCGAGGATGCATATACAGCGACTGCTGTTTCTACGATTGCCTCTCACCTGATCTTGCAGCCAACATACATGGCTGTTGCCCACGGTGGGTTTGGGACGCCTGAGTCTTATGCATTCCTTACCAATGCTGCTGGCGATATTGCGCTGTTCAACTCAAATAGAATTGAGAAGCGAGCGTCTTGGTCTCGACTAACAACGAATGGCACGTTTGCTTGCGTTTGCGCTGTTCACCAAAGGGCGTTTGCAAATGTCTGGGCGCCTGATGGTTCTCTACATCTCTGCGAGTTTGATGGCGGAATTGGCTTGGATCGTTACCTGATACAGACTGCTGATGGCAGTGGCGCTATCACGGTTAGCAGTGCCTTCAGTGATGGGGAAACGGTTGCCGTTTTGAACGAGGATGGCTCTGAGTACATTGGTTCTTTTGTAGTTGCATTAGGCGCAATCACAGTACCCAGCGGGGCTGGCATTACATACGCAGTGGGTTATCCATTCGAGATTGATGTGGTGACTAACCCCATTGATGTGAGCGGCGGCAATGGTCCTGCCACTGGGGAACCTCGCGGTATAGCTACTGCTGTCCTTGACCTAAAGCAGACTGGTTCTGTGAAGGTAAACGGATACAGCAAGTCAATCACTGGTAGCATTAGCGGCAAGCATGAGTTTAGATTGCTGGGTTATGGCCGAGACCCGCAGATTACTGTCAGCCAGAATGAACCTTTGCCGCTCCAACTTAACGGCATTATTGCGGAGTTGATTGTATAATGTCCTTAATTTTTCTTGCAGCCTCTACAGCCCTCACTGCCTTCGGCCAAATATCAGCGGGCAAGGCTGAGAATAAAGCAGCTAAGCGCGATGCTTATAACCTAGAGACTGACCGCATCATGAGTCAGGCTCAGGCGCAACAACAAAGCAATCGGCGCCTAGAACTCTATCGCTCAAACATGTCTTCAAACATTGCGCAGTTTGCAGCCTCTGGTCGAGACATTGGCGCAGATCGTTCCGTTGCAGCTTTCTTAGAAAAGCAGAAAGAAGTTGCCGCCTCTGATGTATCGGACATCCAGCGCATGGGGCGCCTGCAAGCTTCAAAGCTTCGGATGCAATCGACCACTGCTATTATGGAGGGC